CAAGCACAATCCATAGACTGTCAAGCTGTTCTTTAACTGGTCTTAACTGCTCTAGTTCAGCAGTCAATGATGCGTTTGTTTGTCTAGCCACGATAAAAATAAAGCGGTGGGATTTATTGAGGGTGAGTCCCTCATCTAACCCCGAAGGGCTAGAGGAGAGAGTCAAGTGTTACTCGTAGCAAGCAGTGCCGATTGTGGTATAGATACAATCAACCCTGCCTTCTGGATCATCACTTGCTTTGTATATCCATACGTGGCAACCTCTTGGATCGCCTTGTAGATATAGCCTGAGCGTTGCTTCAAGTTTATTAGGGTTGTATTTATCAAGGATGCTTTCACACTCTTTTAAATACTTAGTCTTCCTATCTTGGATAGGTTTAGACCTGGCCCCTGTGTCTGGGTTGTAGTTGTAAGGATAAGTCGGGTTAAGTTCCTCATCCTCCTCCCATTGGATAGTGCCATTACACTCCTCCTCAACCCAGTACTTGATCAACTTATTAAGCCTTGCTAGTCGTCCATAATCGACACAAGATAAACCTAGATTTTCTCTTGCTCGGTCGCAACGTAAAAGCAATTCGTTCTGCTTGGATAAAGTAGGCATAAAACCTCTTGTGGTGGGCTGTCCCTCTTGATTGAGGGAATAGAGAGGGCAGGAGTTGAACCTGCTGCCCCAGGGCCTAGCCCTTCTCTCCTGTCATGAATGACATGTAACGCTCTAACTCTTCAGAGTCCAGTCTGGTTAGTCCTTCCTTAGAAGGTAGTAAGACTCCAATGTTCTCCTTGCCGTTCAGGTCTGTCACGATGTCCTCTAATACGAAGCCAAAGCGAGACTGCAAGAAGGAGCGTGTCCTCTCAGGTAATGCCATTGATTGAGTTGTCCAGGTTCAACAGTAAGCATACTGTAAATTCATTGTTTTTTCAATGGTTATTGATTAGTAGTAAGTATTTGATTCTCTGCGGCTAACAAAAGAAAGACATGATATTTAATCGTTCAGGCCCCAAAAGTGCGACCAGGAGCCTTGCGTAACTGCTTCACACACAGTTACGCCACCCAGTCATACCAATCGATCAGACCCCCTCCCCCCTCATTTGGACACGATTTGGACATCCGATGGGGGGTTAGTCGCAAGTTCAAGTAGTACGTTAACCCCTCACATTTTTCCGATAAAAATGGGGATCAGTGGGGATCTAACAGATATCTAATAGGGGGAATCTAGTGGGATCTTATAGGAGATATTCTATTCATATATGGACAGTTAGTGGTAGCAAGGGATCTGGGGAGTAGAATTTAGGGTAGTTAGCCTTGTACCAGTGGGGCTAATAGGGGGTCTTCCTGTGGTGGGTGAGACCCCTGCCAATATTTGTGTATGATTAGGGAAAGTTACTGAGAAGTTATGGCTAGAAAGAGTACGACAGAGGTATTGGGAGACTTACATGCAGGGTTATCGAGTTGGTATTTAGAGAAGTTGCAGTCAGGGGAGATGACAGTTGTGGAAGCAACGAGTGCAGCAAAGTTTTTGAAAGATAATCAGATCAGTGCACAGCCAGTGGAGCAAACAGCGTTTGGGGAGTTAGCGAAACAGTTACCTGACATAGAGAATGTCGTAGCATTTAAGAAGAAGAGAGCGTAAGTAGGTGAAAGAGAAGTGGGTGCAACTACCTGATCAGTTCAGGGATGACTTTAGATATTTTTTAGTTGTCGTATGGAAGCACCTTCAACTTCCTAATCCCACACCAGTTCAGCTAGATATAGCTGAGTACATGCAGGATGGGCCAAAGAGGAGGATTATTGAGGCTTTTCGTGGAGTAGGAAAGAGTTGGATGGCAGCAGCTTATGTATTGTGGCTGCTAAGGAATGATCCACAGAAGAAGATCATGGTTGTATCTGCCAGCAAGATGCGAGCAGATGACTTTGCACAGTTTTGTTTAAGGTTAATTAGAGAGATGGAGATATTGAAGTGCTTAGAACCAGATAGGGATGAGCAAAGAAGTGCGAGTAATAGATTTGATGTAAGACCAGCGACACCAGATCAATCACCGTCTGTTAAGTCTGTGGGAATTTTTGGGCAACTCACTGGTTCCAGGGCTGATCTGATTCTTAGCGATGACAGTGAGGTTCCGAATACAGCGTGGACAGTGGGAATGAGAGAGAAATTATTGTTATCTGTTGGAGAATTTAATGCAATCTTGAAACCAGGTGGAGAAATTATGTTTCTGGGTACGCCTCAGACGGAAGAAAGTATCTATAACAAGCTACAAACAAAAGGATATGAATGTCGTATCTGGCCTTCAAGGTATCCAGTAAAGCCTGAGAAGTACGGAAGTGCATTGGCTCCAATGATATTAGAGAAGTGTGTCGAGTTAAAAAATAATCCAACAGATCCTGATCGCTTTAGCGAAATAGATTTGATGGAAAGAGAATCTAGTTATGGTAAGTCGCAATTCACACTTCAGTTTCAACTAGATACAACGCTTAGTGATTTAGATCGGTTCCCTTTAAGACTGTCGGATTTAGTTGTGATGGAATTAAATCAAGACGCACCAGAGAAAATTGTTTGGTCGTCTGGTGCTGAATATCGAATTAGTGATTTACCTGCTGTTGGGTTTAGTGGTGACTATTATCACAGGCCAGCATTTATACATGGGCAGTGGATTGAGTTCCAAGGATGCGTGATGATGATCGATCCTTCAGGGAAGGGACTTGACCGTACTGCATACAGTATTGTCGCTCACCTCAACGGTAATTTATTTGTCTTAGAGGTTGGTTCTTTTAGAGAAGGATATACAGAACCTGTCTTAAAAGGATTAGCAGAAGCAGCTAAACGTAGAAAAGTAAAACTGATTCTATTGGAAGATCAATTTGGTCAAGGAATGATGGAAAGTTTATTGCAGCCATACCTTAGAAAAATTTATCCTTGCACGATTGAACCGACAAGAAGCAACGTCCAGAAAGAGAGAAGAATTATTAATGCTCTTGAGCCAGTAATGAATCAACATCGGTTGATATTTAATCGCTCTGTAATAGAAGATGATTCCAAGCCTGAAGATGAAGATAGTGTCGAAACTGCTTTAGCACACCAGTTATTCCACCAGATGACGCATCTAACTGTAGATCGTCAGTCGCTACAACATGATGACAAATTAGATTCTTTAGCTGGCGCAGTTCAGTACTGGAACGAATCTCTTGCTATAGATGAAGATAGAGCTATGAAGGAACGTGAAGCAGAACTCTGGGAATTGGAATTGGCAGCGTATAAAGGTGATATTGAGGGCCTTCTCGATGCACAAGTACTTGGTGTCCCACTCACACAAGTCCAAAATAAAAACGCAAAAGCAGGATGGATCAGAACCCACGGGAACCACTAAATACAGACCTAGAGGATGGGTTGTGCGTATCCCTGCTGCTTTTGTTGGGTATGGTTCTGTTACTGATCGTGGATTTCAAACGGTTGTCATAGCCCAAACACCTGATGATGCTTTAGATGTCGCTTCCAATTCTCATGTATGGGAGCATTTAGAATTTGCTGTGAGTGACTTCCAAGTATTTCCGCAAGATCCTATTTAAACTCTCCACTTACGATTACGTTCTGGTGGATGATGACCAGCGACAGTTTTTTCTAATTCATTTAGTCGGTTAAATAATTCTCTAGTGTCTCGATCTCGGCGGTTGCTTACGTTGCTAAGTGACATGATGACAACGCTGGCTGTTGCACCAATGATTGCTGCTGTAATCTCTGCCACTGTTCAAAATAACAAATTGTGTCTAGTGTAGGACGGCCTACCACTGATTTCTATGGAAGAAAAGAAAGTAAACGAGCCTAAAAAAAAGAATCCTCTGCAAAAATTAAAGGAGGGTTTAGATGATAAAGAAGAACAACTGCAAGTCTTATCTACATTTGTGAGATTGGGAGTTGTCGTCTGGAGTGGCTTTATATTAACACTTAATTACGTTACTATCCCTGGATTAGGGGAGCAAGAAAGGATCGACCCGACTTTCATAGCAAGTGTTTTCACAGGTGCATTAGCTTCATTTGGGCTGGAAACTGCAAAGAAAAGAGGAGATGGAACTTACAAAGCTGATGAAGAGAAAAAGAAGGCTCAAGGAGCAGGTTATGACAACGGAGTGCCTTATACTATTGTAAGAATTGAGACTCCAGTGAAATTAGTACCAGATAAGCCAAGAGTTGATCCTATTTCTGGTAAAGAAGTAGATCCACAGACAGGAAAATTGACATGAAGGGGTTATTAATCCTGCTTTTATTGGCTGCACCTGCACAAGCCAACATTACATCGAAGCTTTCTAGCTCTACTTCTCTAACAGTTGGAGCTAGTAGCACTCAATCAACCAGAGTTCCGTCTACTTATGCAGTGTCGGGAACCAATATGAAGGTGACAACAGGAGAACACTTTGGAAAACTAACAGCAGGATCAGCCACAGCACCAGCTACACTAGATGTTGGTGTGTACGAAATAAATACAGCAGGATCAGCATTTTCTTTTCAAGAAAGCTGGCAGCAAGGTGATAGTCCTGCTGCGATAGGCCACGGTGTAGACGTAACTAGCGGTGTAGTCGCTGATATGCCTGCTTTCGGTAGTACCACCACGATCTCAGGTGGTGTAGCTGGTACGCTTGCAGGCACTGTAGTCAGTTCTGGTGTGGTTACGGTGGTAGCAGGTGGTGCAAATACTACGGCTGTAGGCCAAGTAACCAACGAGATTACCGTAAGGTGAGAATACTCCTGTGCGTACCTTTCTATATTTCTTACTGCTGTGTAGCCCTGCTGTTCAGGCTGTACCAGTGGTTCCTCAGTTTACACAGGGATCTGTTACATCACACACGGAAACGACTACAAAGATTACGGAGACAATCAACTCGATTGACATAGATACAGGCTGGCAATACTCAGTTACTGGGACAAATATGAAACATTCTGGTTCATCTGTGTCTCCAACAACTGTTACAGCCCCCTCTCAGACCACTGATGGCATTACTTACACATGGGTTGGCCTAGATCATTCCAACAAACCAAACTGGCAACTGCAAACAGATGGAGCATCGTTTCAATTTACCGAAACATATTCTGCTCCTGGGGTCAGCCAGCAAACTCTTATCCAACGTGTCACCGACCAAACCAGCGTCACCGATACAACAAGTATTTTTCAACAATAGCTTATGGATTACTATCGTTTAACCTCTGTCTGCCTGCTAAGTCTGGTGATGTCGGCGGCGTTAGTGCTACCGCTGCTCCTAATGCGTCATCTAGTGGAAGCGTCATCAACCAAGGAGTACAAGTCCTACAAGGGCCATTCCATACCAACACGTACGGTAATGGAATCCAGTGTCAAGGAACTACATTAAGCATTACGCCCTTCCTTACAGGTGCGTTATCGCTTAAACGACCCTACGAAAGCTATTACCAAGACCCTGTTTATGATACAAGTGATGTAAACGATGATGGAATCATTGATAATCCAGGCAGTGTTTTATATTTCAAGGATGTAAGAACAGGACAGAAGGACTCTCACAGCATCACAGGAGGGATCTCAGCGACCCTTTCAGTTCCACTGGATAAAAGATTCACGACTCGTTGTTTATCTGCCGCTACAACCCAAGAGAAAATACAACAGCAGATCTTGGCTAACAAGAGGCTTGATTTTGAAATTGCGAGGCTTCGTGAGTGCAGTAAATTTAAACTTCAAGGAATTAATTTTCACCCTACAAGTTCTGCTTATTCTATTTGCTCAGATATTTTGACCAGACCTTTTAAGGAAAAGCCAATAGATCACGTTCATTCTATTTCCTCAGACTCCTCTGTTCCTTTCTCCTTTGAGATAAAGAAAGGATCTTCGGTTTCTTCCCCCGTAGAGCAAGAAGCTTCTTAGTAATCTTCTTAGAGATCTTCTTAACCTGCCCCTTCATTTGCTTCTGGAGCATCTTTGCTATTGGTTGACCTAATACAGTTACACCGACAACTGAAGTAATAGCTATCGCACTTGTATTAAGTAATGTCGTTGGTGGTGGAGTGTAAGTGTTAACAACCTCCAGTACACCTCTTTCCTCGTATAGGACTTTGCATTGATTTCCATCTCGTTCATACCCAATAATTCTTTTTGTTCCGTACTTCCCGATTGCTCCTATGGGTAAATCGTCAGGTCTAGGGCAAGGGGGAATAGGAGGTGGTGGTGGGCTAACAGGTACTTCGTTATTTGTGTT